AGATCAGGATTAAAAGGTCTATCATAGTTATTTGTTTGCAACAAATTTCTGACAGAGCGTGTGACAGCTTGAAAATCATAACTAACGGCAACATCACCAGTCACCGGTACTCTGGTGAAGGTGAAATCTATGTCCGAATATAGTTTGTTTAGTGTTTGTGCCATCTTTTATTTATGCGTAGGAGTAAAACGCTTTTTTGGACTTTTGGTTTCGTCGGAGAAAATTCTTGGGCCGGAACGAAAAATTTCGAAATTTTAGGAAATAATATTGCTATTTGCCAGATTGTTCTTCAAATTCTGAGTTCCGATGTAGTTATTAATTAAAAACAGTTCGGTTTGACCGACTCTATTGAATTGACTAACATCATTGTATCTATCAACAATCATTTGTGAGTTTTGAAAGAAATTGGTGTCTTTTTGTCTATAAGTATCCATTGTACTGGAAACTAGGTTGGCTGCATTCGAAAATTGGTTTGCATCCGTCAAACTTAGTGAAGAAACGTTAGCCACAATCGATCCAACATAAACATTATTAATCGAAACAAACGAATTTGCATAATCACCTAGTGTATTTGCTAAAAATAGACTGGAAAAACTACCAATCATTGGTGAGTTGTTTTGTATATTGTCTGTTTGATTGGTAATATACATTACCATTTTTCCATAACCTATCGCAGTTTCATAATGTGGCAAAGTTATATCAAATTCCAATGGAATGACATTTGATATTCGATTCGTGTGTATCATAAAATTATTTGACACATTTGTTGAAAGTTCTTTCACCATCATCAAAGCGGCATTCATAACACTTTCGACACCAGGATTAGTAAAAGTGATGATTATATTTCCATTGGCTGCATCCCAATAACTGGATGCACCACCTGAACCTGCGGTTGCAAGTGGATTAAAAGATTGTGCAACGCAAGAATTTGCTGTAGACCAAATCGTATTAGTGATGTTGGCCATCGGATTAACAAAATATTGTTCTTGTTCATCCGAAATCAAATCAGCTTCTTGCCAAGGTTGCAACATCTTTGGCATCATTTTCATTTGCGTTTGAACCGACTGACTCAATTCTTCCACTGCGCCGTTGGCAATAGGATCTGTGGTGTCAAATTCTAGTAGTGCATATACTCCAGACATAATATAATCCTTAAATGTATGTTTCTTGTTGAAGTGGTGGGCTAGTTGGACCACCTTTCGCAATATGTGTGTGTATTTTTCTCAAAAGTGTGTTTATAACATCGAAACCAAGTATCGAGGATGATATTCCGTAAGTACCGAGTGGTGCAGACATACTTGAATAAGAAGTTATTGGACCAGAACACATGATCGTGGCTGGTTTTGCTGGAGTTGGCAGACCAATTGAGATACCACCAAGAAGAGAATTGAAACCATATGGTCCAGCAGCAACACCCAAGCCAGCATCTATTCTTCCTCTAGAAAAAATATAACCAGATGACAAAGCTTCTTCAACTTGAAGATCACCACTCACATTAACTAAAGATGTTTTGATTGTCAGTTTACTTTGTAATCCAGGGACAAGCCCAGGATTCGAACCAGCATTAATCTTCATATTACCGAAAGATGTTACAGTGTGTATTCCTTGTACAGTCTGTGTGTAATCGCCTTTAATGTACTGTTCAACACTGCCATCAATTTGTTCAACTTTATTACCTTTTACATAGAAATAGGCATCACCATTAACTGTGATGTTTAATTTTTTTGCTAATTTGCCATCATCTACACCAATAGAGATGTTGTGATCACCCAGAACGATGTGATAACCATCACCGATAATTTTGTGTACTTCATCACCGTTTGGGTGTATCTCTGTGAATGTTCCAGACTTGTGTTGTAGTCGAATTCGTTCACGGGTTGGTGTATCATCCATTTCAAATGAATGCCCACCTTTTGTCTGTGTTATATTATTGTACGGATATACAGGCTGATAATCGTTGTTTGCAGCAGATTCGGGTTCAGTCCATGCAAGAACGTTTTGTGGTTTGTTTATAGGTCCATCGGTTGCCGGTGAAGAACTTATATTTCCTTCATTGTCGGTTACCAGTGTTGAACCGTCATCGAAAAATTGTATGGTTGTACCATCTTCTAGTGTTTGTGTTGTTGCCATAATTTATTAGGGTGAAGAAGATTGTTGCATTAATGCTCCGGTTGTATTTGCAAACGCAGCATTCGCATTCGGTGTATTTTGATTTATATATGTTATGAAATTATTGGCGTTATTTTCCGTTGGATCATTTATCAAAGATAGAAGTTCTGGAGAATAATTTTGTGAATCGTTATTAAATTCAATTCTTGTGGCATCTTCAACTTCCTTTACTGCACCAACAAATTGATCAGCAATTCGTCTTGCTTGACCAACTGTCGCGTCTGCAATTTGACTTGGAATAGATTTTATACTGTCAACTGCTTGCTTCAATGAATTGGTAAAATTGGCAATACAAGCCAACAATAAATTTTTAATTTTTTCTGGTAAACTTTTAATCCAATTTATCAATTCAATAATTTGTTGTGCAAAAAACACCCATTGCAAAACACTTTCAATTGCATCAGCAACATCTTCGATGGCTTGATTTACTCTTCTGATTGTATCTTTTGCAAAATCAACAACCAAAGAGATTTGCCCAGAAGGATCAAAATTTAATGCCGTAGTTATTGCCTTCATTATTTTTTTGACAACTTCAATTGCTTTCTGCAACAAATCTCTCATACGGATTGCTGCTTTCAATTTGGCATTACGAATTGCGCGTTGTATTGCAGCAATTGGATTGACCAAACCCAAAGACGCAAAAATATCAATATTAAAAATGAATCTGAAATCACATACGTGTGTCAAGTTCCTATTCATAAGATCAATTGCTGATCCCGGAACATAACCTCTAGCCAAAGCCGGTGTCGTTTGCACACCAGGTTTCGCAAACATACGGGAAAACGTTGAGTTGGGTGGAAATGTTTCCGTGATTTTGAAGTTTATTAAGTCAAAACCGCCTATATTGACTGTTGTTGGTTTTTTTTCTGTTGCCATTTATACCTCAAATGAAATAATCGTTTCCGCCAATATTTTTATCTTCTGCTGTGGGTACAAAACCAGGAATGACACCAAACATCACAGGAAACTGACCAGACAAACCATCAAAGAAGAAACCAACTACCCAATCATTTAATTCTGGTGAAGAAAATGACTTTGGATTATTGCATGGTAATATTGGTAGAGCCCAAGGCAAATCACTCACCGGTATCTTTTGTTGTGAATCTTTACTGCCATCATAGTGCCAGCCAAAAATTCTAACTTGACAACGACCCAATCCAAGAGGATCCATTCTATTTTCAACAGTTCCAACCCACCAAATTAATCCATCTTTACCTAAAAAATTCGTCATTTCAATTTTTCTCCATTAAGCACGTATATCAACGTATGTTCCTTGTGAACTATCTTTAGTTATTTCTAAAATAGTTTGAAACACACCTTGTGATTGGACTATGTGTCTCACAGCTGTCACCAAATATTTACCAGAATAAAATTTATCAAATTCTTTTCTGCCACTTTTGTAGTCTAAAGCTGGCAGATTAAAATTGATAACTGAACCTGCTGTTAGACCTGTATCACCGGGCACTCTAATCTTTAGAATTGTATAGTTTGCTAAAGCTAGTTGTGCAGTTCTGTTTCTCACAGTTTCCTGAATAAAAACATCTGGTGGTAAATTCTTTTGAAACGAATCCAAATCTTGAAATGTTGGTTTCAATTTTTGATTTGAATTCGACACAACTAATTTCAAGACTGACGAATAATTCTTGTCTTTTGAATCGGTATACTCCGATATGTCTGCTGGTGAACCTTTATTCAGTCTTGTACCAGTATATTTTGTATAATCAAAATCTGTAAAATTAATTGATCTATTTAAAGGATCAAAAAACATAACTCTGTTTACAAATGTACCAGAATTAATCTCATTCAAACTGTCAAAATCTTTGACAAATTGATAATCCAATACAGAGGTTGCCTTTTGTTCAAAAGTTTGACTTTCAATATTTTTAATATTATATGTGTATGTCTTATATGGTCGATCTTTGTAAATACTAGAAATCGATCTAAACTGAAAACCATCTTTTGTTTCAAAGAATAACATATCGGCACCTTGGCCACCATTCTTTAGTGGTTTCGCATATGTACACAACCAACTTATTGCCTCAAATGGTCGAAGTGTTGGAATTAGAAAATCATAAACGCCAACTGTTTTCTCAAAATTTTGCAAGTCCAATCTTTTGGGATCAACTTTCAATTGTGTTAAAAGAATGTCAGTTATAATTTGATGTATTGCCTTACCTTTGTAAGATTTCACCACTTTTGTTTGTTCAGAATCGAATAATTCTTTTGAACAAAAATATATTTTTAGATATTCACTTGATTGATTTCCAACCGGTTTTCTATCTGGTATGGAATAAATTCTATATTTTTTTAAATTTCCAGGCAACTTACCAATATTTTCTGCTCCACCTTTTACTTGACCAAAACTAATTTGAATTTCTTCTTTACCAGATAACTGCAACTTTTCCACCAAACCAACACCATCACGTATGATAACATAACCAGAAACAACAAAGCTGTACATGTCCTCGAAAAAACACAGTTCCGTAAAAAGCTTAGTCACATCAAACTCACCAGTTGATGCAAAGATTCTTAATTCATCTACACTCGCACTTTGAGGATAGTAAGCTGCGTTTTTTGGAGTATCAATCATTTTATTCAGACATTAGTGTTTCAAATTGCGAATTAATAGTTTGTGCAAATTCTTTCTTTATAACTTTTATGTTTCTTTTCGATTCATTCAAATCCAACTCATATTGATACAATGTTATCGCTGATTTAGAAATCGTTATCGTGGTTGTACTTGTTGGAAATTGATAAACGGTTTTAGATGGTGACAAACTATTATATGTATCTTCATCAATCGTTATCTTTTTTTCTGTCGTGGTTCTTGTTGATGATTCATATTGTGAAATAATTTTTTCGTAATGATGTACTGTTGAATATGGATTTTCGGTTGTATACTTTTCAACAATGTATCTTTCGAAAGATGCACGATCCAGTGGCCAACCCCATTGTGGATCACTTATTTGATTTGCATAAAGAATTAACCAGTAAAAATAGGAATCATTATAATATCTATGTGCAATCATTTCTGGTGTTTCACCATCTTGCACATCATAACTATAGAATAGAAGTGGATTGTCCAATAGAGTTTGTATAATACTACTTCTAGCCAGCAAATTCACCATGACACTTCTTGTGCCATCTTTCTGAGTTGTGACTACTTTTGGATATTTTGCAAAATAACTCATTAGAATCCTTGGTTGATCTGAGTCTTATCGACAAGAACGATTTCTTGGAATTGAAGTGATACAACTGTTTGAACTGGTGCACCATTACCCTCGAAAGCTGCCCATCCGTTTGGTGCATAATTTACATTCACACTTTTCAAAACACTTTTCTTCAGAAGATTTATGTTTGGATTTACTTTTCCGTTGTAACGGAAAGAAACATTAAAAACTGATGGTGGTATGAAGAAAAATCCTCCCACGCCACCTATTTGTGGTGCAGCATGATAACGAAGTGTTTTTATAATAGCATTCACGTTTCTAGTTTCATCAGGTGAACTTGGTGTAAAAGTAAATGTCATTTCATATGGTCTAAAATCTATACCCTCAAACAATACTTGTTGTTGTGGGTTAAAAACATATCCTGCAGCACTCATCGCCAACTTAACAGCTGAATTTTCCGCTATCGATGTTATAGCATTTGTCAACCCACCAAGACTGGTTATGGGTGTAGAATTTATAGCCGATGACAAACTTAAACTATTATATGCCGCATCATAAGTAAAATTCATTGTTTCGGGCATGTACAATGCAATGGTTGCAACTGTATTAGTTTTAGTTCTGGGAGCAATATTAACTGCGGTTGGTTTAATCACACTTTCAAAAAAACTTTTAGTACCAGCTACCAAACCTTGAGAAGTAACTTCATTGGGATTGGTGACTGTATGCCCACCATTTTCATTGGTAACAGGTGCCGCTGCAGGAGCATCTAAATTTATACCAAAAGGTTTTAATGTTTGTGCCAAAGAAACGGGATCAGTTTCATATATATCAAAATAAACAGCATGCCCTTTTCTTGAACTTTCCAAATCTTTTGGATAAGATAAGGAGAAATTTGATGAAACTGTGTATTTTGATTGATACAGGTCGGCCGCAGGACCAGCCGAAGGATCAAAAACTGGCTGTGTAATTTCGTTATAAAGAGTTTGAGTGGCTGTATTTGCTGTTGCCATTTAATACCTTATTTTCTTGTTTGCAGAGTGCATACATAATATTTATATGACATACAAATCATCTTACAAGGGTCTGTTTAGACCTAGAAATCCACAAAAATACGTGGGTGATCACACAAATATTGTTTATCGCTCATCTTGGGAGTGTAGGGTGATGAACTGGCTCGACAAAAATCCAGATATTATATCTTGGGCTTCTGAGGAAATGATTGTTCCTTATATATCGCCGGTTGATGGAAAGTGGCACAGATATTTTCCAGATTTTCTAGTCAAGGTGCGAACAAAAGACGGAAAACAAAAAACAATGATGTTGGAAGTCAAACCAAAGAAACAAACACACGCACCAGAAGTCAAGAAAAGAGTAACAAAACAGTATATCAATGAAGTTGCAACTTGGGGTGTCAATCAGGCAAAATGGAAAGCCGCAACCGAATACTGTTTGGACCGTGGTTGGGAGTTCAAAATCATCACCGAAGAACACCTCGGACTCTAACTAAATATTACATGGCTACAAAACCTTCAATACTCACTACAATAGCAGAAGAAAAATCTGCGGCTGGCGTTCAGAACATGACTCGCCAGTCTTTTGCATGGTTAAGACAAAAGATGTTGCAGCTCAGAAATCCAACTGCATACATCCCACCAATGACAAGGGAAAAGTTTAGATATACACCACCATCAAATAGACAGAAGTTTTTACTTGGTGGCTTGTATTTCTTCATATATGATCCCAAAACTAAAGTTGAATTGCCATATTATGATAGATTTCCACTGGTGATGCCACTCCAAAGGCAATCAGACGGGTTTTTAGGTTTAAATCTGCACTATTTGCCGGTTAATTACCGAATACTGTTCATGCGTAAACTGATGGGTAGAGCCATCTATGATGAGAATGATGAGATTAAACGCATCCGTATAACCTATGACATACTGGACGCAACCAGGCGACTGAGGGAGTTCAGACCGTGCGTGAAACAGTACTTGTACTCACACATTAGATCCAGAATCCTGGCGGTTCAACCTGATGAGTGGGATGTGGCAACGTACCTGCCGGTTCACCAGTTTAAAAAACAAGCCGCCAAATCAGTTTGGCAAGATTCTATCGAAGAAATAAGGAATTCATAAATGTCATTATCAATTGACAGAATAGTCGCATCTTTTAGGGGTGATTTTGCTAGACCAAATAGATTTGAAGTCTTTTTTACTTTACCTTCAGGATTAAACTCCTTTGGTAGTTCTCGCGATATTTTAACTCTTAGATGTGAAAATGCTCAAATACCAGGAAGAACTCTGGCGACAACAGAACAAAGAACATATGGACCAATTGAAAAATTACCATATCTTACAACATATAATGACCTCGATGTGACATTAATTGTTGACGGCAGCATGGTACAAAAGAAATTGTTTGATTCGTGGATGCAACTCATCAATCCGTCTTCTACAAATAACTTCAATTATAGAGACACATATTGTACCGATATCACCGTCAAACAATATGATGTTACAG